GTACTAAGGAAGCTCGTGAGTGGCGAGAACAAGTAGATCCTTGGTGGGCAGAACGACTAGATATGCCTACACTAACTCCCCGTTGGGTCTTACAATATTGGGGTACGGAAGTGTGCAGAAAAGGCTTTCACGATGATATTTGGATTGCCAGCGTAGAAAATAAATTGCGTAGAAGTAAAGATAACATTGTTATCAGCGATTGCCGTTTCCCTAATGAAATTGCAAGTATTAAATCAGCAGGCGGTATTATTGTTTGTGTAGAACGGGGAATTCAACCTCATTGGTATGATATTGCAATTCAAGCAAACAAAGG